ACGTCTAGCTGAGAAAGCAGACCAAATGGAACTAGCAGAAGAAAACATTTGGAAGATATATTCAGAATATCAAAACACTGAGTGGACAGGTGAAATTGAATATCCAGGATCATTCAACATAAGAGATACTGCAAGTGAAATCAATCAACTGCGCACAGCAAGAGAAACTGCAACTGACAAACGTGTGCTTAAAGAGATTGATCGCAAACTAGTTGATTGGATGGGTGTTGAAGACATTGATCTAGATGAATTTGAACCACACATTATGCAAGATCCTAACACAGGTGAACGCAGAATGGCAATGACAGAAGCAGAACATCTAGAACTAACAGCACAAGGTTGGATACATCCAGGAGAATAACAAGGAGGGCTTATCATGGCTATGAAAAAGAAGAAGAAGAAAAAAGGATCACGTGGCGGACGCCGCGGTTGATTGGCACACATACTTTGAATCTATAAAACGTGTGTGTCCTTGGAGTTGGGCTGCTTGGCGGAAACAAGAGATCACAATAATTGAATGGCGTAGCCACATACTACCATTAGGCTCGTTTCAGGCAAGACTCTATACTACCAAGCAACATAATCCTAGGCAACTGAAGAAGATGTGTGATCGCTTCAACAGGGAACGACCACATGAAGAATGGCTATGGAGTCATCCAGACTTTGCGTTTAACTCTACGCCCATAGCTGTGTTCATACAACAGGATAGACAGCTATTGGAGAAAGCTAGAAATGGCAAAATTTAGAGGGTCAGTATGCAAATCAGACTGTGGAGGACATAGAGCAGGATTTAGGTATGCTAGAATGGGAGGACGCAAGCGTTCGCCTTATTCAAGTTCATTTAACAAAGGCATGGGCATACAGCGTGGCACATACAAACCACGCATAGTAAAGAAGAAGCGAAAAAGAACCCGTAAATAATGCATTATTTTTCTTAAATGCTAAATAAATGCATAAAACACAATTAACTCTAACAAAGGAGGCGAGGCAACAATGGCCGTAGAACAAACATTGGCTCAAGAGGTAACTGATACCGCAAACGAAGTTGAAAATCAGGTAGAAGCAACTAAAACTTACACACAAGAAGAAGTAGACAACATGATGGCCCGTATGCGTGGTTCATTAGAACGTAAACTTCTCAAGCCATACGAAGAGCTTGGAGATCCAAATGAGCTTAAACAACTGCGTGAAGCAGAGGAAAAGCGTAAACAGGAAGAACAACTCAAGCGTGGTGAGTTTGAAAAAACACTGCAAGATTTAGCTGCTAAAAAAGATGCAGAGATCCAAAAGAGAGATTCAGTAATCAAGGAATACAAGGTTAATGGTCCTCTATTAGATGCTGCTGCTCGTTATAAAAGCATTAACCCTGCACAAGTAAGACAGTTGTTGTCACAAAGTGTAAGGTTAAGTGAAACAGGAGACGAGGTAGAAGTTTTAGACAGTGAAGGTAATGTTCGTTACAATGATTCAGGCACACTGTTTTCAGTGGATGAATTGGTAAAAGATTTTTTACAAGAGAATCCACATTTTGTCACAGCTGGTGCAACGACTAGCAATAGTAAAACATCAGTTAGTGCAGATGTAAAAGCAGATAACTTTGAATTGTCAAAACTAGACCTAACTAATCCTGCTCACAGAAAAATATACAAAGAGGCTAAAGCTAAAGGCCTCGTTTAATTTTGAGCCAACAAGGAGACTATCATGGCAGATCAAAACTATATCAGTCGCATCAATGGTGACGCACTATTTGTGCCAGCCAAAGCGGCTACAGTATATGCCGCTCACGAGAATTCACTTTTCTTAGGCGGTGAACTGATTCCTGTTGTAAACGCACCAAACGGCGTTCTACAGGTTCCAGAAATTTCAAAAGTCTCTGCACAAACAGTAAGTGCAGAAGGAACAGTAGACTTAGAAACACGTCTACCAACACTAACTAAAAACACAATCAACTGTGACCTATACGGTGCACGTTCAGTTGTGCGTGACCTAGGTAACATTGACCCAGCAGAAATTGGACGTTCTTTGGGTATGAGTGTTGCTGCTGCGTTTGACACAGCTGTCATGGACGTATTAGGTAACTTAACTGCACAAGAGATTGCAGGAACAGGCACAAACGACCTAGACGTTGCTGAAATCGCAACTGCTGTAGGAACAATCCGCGGTAATGGCGAAACAGGACCACTATTTGGTGTTGTAGGCGCTGGTTCATATGCTGCACTAATGAATGACATTGGTGGTTCAGCATTTGCTGGTGGTGACGTATTCCAAGGTCAAGCACTACGCTCAGGTTTCTTTGGAAACATCATGGGTGTTCAACTGTTTGTTTCTAGCTACTTTGATGCTACAAACACAGGCGTAACTGGTGCAAAAGCTGCTATCTTCTCAGGTGATGCAATGCGTATCGCAATGCAAGCAAACGTCAACTTAGAAGTTGCACGTAGAGCAGAAGCAGTTGGTCAAGATGTTGTTGCTAGCCTACACGCTGGCGTTGGCATGATTGACGCAGGCCGCGGTGTAATTATCGCAGACGCATCTTAAGGAGATAACCAATGGCTTTCATAGTTGAATCAGGTGTAACAGTTTCTTTTGCAGACTACGATGACGTTGAAGCAAGAGACCAAAGATTGTTAGAATCTAATGAAAGCCTCACTGACGATGTTGTTGAGCCCTTGTTAGAAAGAGCAACGGAACGCATTTTATCAAAAGTGCGTTCCTCCAGCTGGTGGTATGATTATTACAATCAACAGTCAGGTGGCGGCGTAACAAGAGCTATTGAAACACCAGCAGTTGACCCAGACAAAATCAAGGGTAGACAGAATGACTTTACTGATCTTTGTGTTTACACTGCGTTTTATGAATACATTATGCCTTTGGTCGCAGACTTTGGTGCAGAAGATTCAGCAGAACGCAACAAAATTGATTTTTATAGAAACAGAGCGGATGCACTGTTTGCTGAACTGGTAAACGCTGGTGACTGGTATGATTTTGATGATGACGGCACAGTGCAGTCAGATGAGAAAGAGCCAGGCTACATTAACCTAAAGAGAGTTAGATGAGATCAGAGATTATTACTTACATGAGAGGACTTGCATTAGGCACATTTAACGTGTCAGATGAAGTTCCAAGAAATGAAAGTGCAGAACCTCTGTATATGAAGAATCCAAAAACCATCTATGCTGATATAGCACAGTTTGAAGATACTCCATTCTTAGCTACTCTTGGCAGTTTAAGCATTCATGCAAAAACAACAACAGTAAATGTTTACTTTTCAGTTGATGCGAAAAATGTGCCTAACAATTATGATTCTCTTGTGTCAAGTATGCTTGATGCAAGGGATCTAAATACTACTGAAGGATTTAACGATCGTTCAGCAGAGGTGTCAACATCAATTGAAGCAGATATGTTAGTGACACAGGTTAGCTTATCATACACAAAACTTAGATAAAGGAAAATAACATGGCGTATATATACCCAGCACCAGGGGTCACAGGAGTAGAAGCAACACTCGCACTAGAGATTGAAGCTGATGCAACTAATGATTCCCTAAGCATTCCTGCACTGCAGGATGTGACCATCAATGCTGCCAATGATGTTTTTACCTGGACACAGTTAGATGAAACTGCGAAAAAGCAAATTGCTACTACTTCAACCAACTCATTAGCTATGAACTTGGTTTTAGATGGTGACAGTTTCTTTGGAGACGGCGTTTCAGCTACAACTACTGCTAGTGGAAAAGGCATCTTTGGAATGAGCACAGCCAAGTCAAAAGTTGAATTTAGCCTATACTTAGGTGACAACGATGACGGCACAACTGGAAAGACTGTAACAGGCACAGGATACATCACAGGACTAGCTCCAACTGTATCTGCTGATGCACCTGTTTGGGTTTCACCAGTTACAATCACTGTTGACGGTGAATACACAGTAAGCTAAAACTCATGTGCAAGCGTGAGGGCAAGTGCTGAAAAGAGGGCTTTTTGGAGCCCTCTTTTTTTGGTTTAACTAAATACATTGAAGGTTAAAAGTTTATGGATTTAATAGATAAAAAAACAGATCAAGAACTGCTTGAGTCAACTATTTCAGAATTGGCAAAAGCAAAAAATGAATTGCAATGTGCAACAAATGATGTGCGTAAAGCACAAAACAGAATAAATTTTCTGTTAGTCCTTGCAAATAAATTGGTTAGTAGAGTAGGAGATTAAAATGAAATTGCAAAACCTAGTAAGCACCCCCCAATTAATTAAGATTACCATTGATGACGAAGCAATCGTAGAGAAGTATGGCGAGACCATTGAATTCTACGTGTATGATCGTCAAGACATGGATACATTTATGAGTCTAGCAACCATTGGAGACAATGCATCAGTTGCTGACATTGCTAAAATTGTATCTAAAATGATCTTTACAGAAGATGGTAAGCCAATCCTCAAAGACAACCAAACACTACCTATGGATATGATGGTGAAAGTTGTTGAAGAAACGGTAAAACAAGTGGGAAACTTACTGACCCAGACTTCAGGCAAATGACGCCACTGATGAATTCATACGTGAATTTGGACTTTATTGCTAAAAGATATGGTAAATTACCAAGTGAAGTGCTAAAGTCTGGGACAACATTGGACTTGCAAGTAGCTGACATAGCTGTTGGATATGAACGTTTTGTTACAGAAGCAACTAAGAATGGTGAAAAACTAACAAATCATTCACAAGACCAGTTACAAGGCATGATAGACAGGGTAAAAGCGAAGAAAAATGCGAGTAAGAAAAGTTAGAAATGAAATAGCACCTAGATTGCGTGAAATTGAACGTGATCTAGAACCTCTTGTTCGTAATGCTACTAAAGAATTCAAAAAGGTCACACCTAAACGCACAGGAAATGCAAAAAGGCAGACCACACAAAAGGGTAACAGCATTGATGCCAATTACCCATATGCAAATCGCTTGAATGAGGGCTATTCACGTCAAGCACCAAACGGAATGACAGATCCTACTATTGATTACATACGTGGATTTGTTAGAAAGATATTGAGGTAACACTATGGCAGTCATAAGAGACAAGTATATACTAGACATTGATACAAGAGGAGCAACAAGCAGTATTACAAACTTACGTGGTGCTGTTAAAGGTTTTGTTGCTGTTCTTGCTGCTGATCAAGTTAGAAGATTTGGCGAAGCAATAATTGATGCAACAAGAACATTTCAAACATACGAAAACCAATTAAGACTTATCACTAATAGCCAAGAAGAACTTGATGCTATTATGCGCACTCTTACACAAGCTGCACAACAAAACCGTGCTGCCTTTGGTGACACTGTTGATCTGTTTACAAAACTAACACTAGCAACAGCTGACCTTAACATAGAACAAGAAAGAGTTCTTGCGGTTACACAAAAGTTCCAACAAGCACTTGCTATTTCAGGTGCTGATGCTGGCACTGCTGCTGGTGCTATACGTCAATTTGGACAAGCCATGGCAAGTGGCACTGTCAGAGGTGATGAATTTAACTCAATTGTTGAAGCACTAGGTCCTGCACTTGCTATCATGGCACAAGAAAGCGGATTAACTGTAGGTAAACTACGTCAAATGAGCCAAGCAGGAGAACTAACTGCTGAAACGTTC